TTTGCGTTGGGTTTCATCATCACTCGTGAAATGATGGAAGACGACCAGTATGATGTAGTTGGTCAACGTAAAGCCCAAGGTTTGGCATTCTCTATGCGCCAAACTAAGGAAGTTATTGCAGCTAACGTGTACAACCGTGCGTTTAACGCATCGTACACTGGTGGTGACGGTAAAGAATTGCTTAGCAATGCCCACGTCAACATCAAAGGTGGTACATGGTCAAACATTATTGCTACAGCATCTGACTTGTCAGAAGCAGCCATTGAGCAAGCTTGTATTGATATTGCTGGTTTCACTAATGATGCTGGTTTACTCATTGCAGTAAAACCTGAAACATTGGTTATTCCACGTCAATTGATTTTTGAAGCAAAGCGTATTTTGGGTAGCGATGGTCGTGTTGGCACAGACAACAATGACATCAACGCAATCAAAACTATGGGTTTGATTCCTCAAGTAGTAGTAAACCATTACTTGACAGACACAGATGCATGGTTTATCCGTACCAATGTGCCTCATGGAATGAAGTACTTTGAGCGTCGTGCTGATCAGTTTGACATGGACAACGACTGGGACACTGAGAACGCTAAGTTCAAAGCCACTGCTCGTTATTCTTTCGGCTGGACAGATCCCCGTGGTTTGTACGGTTCTGCAGGCGCTTAATAACCCTAAAGGGGAGTAGCAATATTCCTCTTTCTTTTTAAAAGGAAATTATATGGGTTTAAAAGCAGTCGACATCACCCCAGTCTCTACGACAGGACCAACAACTAATATTCCAGCATCAAAAGATGTGATAACTAAAACTTTTACTGTAAGTCGCACGGAAACGTCTTCTACATTAAAAGCTGTGTTACCCGCTGATGCTTCTATATTAACTGTTGTAAAATCTGTTGGTACAAATTCAGATGCAGCCACAACTGCAACTGTTACCATTGTTGCTTCTAACAATTCAGGAGCAATTTCAACAGGAACGGCATATGACGTAAAAACAGCAGGCACAACTGCTGCTATTGTTCAAATGCCTAATTTGCCTAATCTTGAGCCTTTACCTTTATTGGGCGATATTAAGATTTCAGCAACCTACGCTGAAACAGGCACTGCCTCTACAACAGGTGGTCCATGGTATTTTACCGTTACATACGTACGTTAAATTGAAAAGGGGTTCTTCGGAATCCCTTTTTTTAATAAGGAAACAAAAATGGCATCCACTTCATCAGCAAATACTGGCGTATTAAACGCAAGTGCTTTAACTTTTACTGGCCGCAACCGTATTAATGCCGTATCTCTTTTTGGAGATGGTACTAATGCAGCTACATTAAATATATATGATAACACATCAGCTGCTGGTAAAATTGCAGTTAAAGTTCAAGTAAAAGCTGCAGATTATCAAAACCATGTAATTTTTACACAACCTGTATACATGGAAAACGGAATTTATAATAGTTTGACAGGCACTGGCGCAAACTTTATTGTGTATTACGGTGCTTAACAAATGAAAATAGCTGGTAAATTTGTTGGTGTATTGTTTTTAAGTAGAACAGTTGCACATCAACTTCATTTAAAAACAACAAGCTATGCCGAACATAAAGCTTTACAAGAGTTTTATGAGGGTATAGTGGAACTTGCTGACGGCTTTGCTGAGCAATATCAGGGAGCTTATGCAAAGCTTTTAGATATTCCTTTTTTAGCTGCAAAAGAATTAACAGAACCTGTTAAGTATTTTGAAGAAACTTTAAAATGGATTGAGGACAATCGTTACGATGTATGCGAAAAATCAGAAACAGCGTTGCAAAACGCTATTGATGAAGTTGTTGCATTGTTCCAATCTACTCTTTATAAACTTCGTTTTTTAAAGTAATACATGAAAAACCATCTAATTTTAGGTAACTGGAATGCGTTGTGCGACAGTTGTGGAAGAAAATTTAAAGCCTTAGACCTAAAACAAAGATGGGATGGTTTAATGGTTTGCAAGGAAGATTGGGAGATGCGTCATCCTTCTGATTTTCTTAGAGTGCAAAAAGAAAAAATAGCAGTTGCATTTTCCCGTCCGTATCCAGCAACGGACACCTTTGTGCCTGATCCAATGAATCCTGTAAACGACGAAACAGATTTAACTTGGAACGGTTCTGGAATGAATTTTGTAGGAATTAATTAATGGCTCTTCTCTTTGCAAACAATGCTAAAAGCTTATTAGCTGCAGCTATTGGTGCTTTAGACACCACTCTAACCGTTACCCTTGGAACAGAAACATTGTTTCCTTCTCCAACTGGTATGGATTATTTTTATGTAACACTTGAAGATTCTACAAAAACTATTCGAGAAATTGTCAAGTGTACTTCACGTAGTAGCAATACATTAACAATTGTTCGAGCACAAGACGGAACATCTGCTACTATTTGGGCTTTAGGCTCTACCGTAGAAATGCGGATAAACAAAGCCACATTAAGTGATTCTGTCACTGGTGCGGCTGCTTCAGCAGCAGCTGCTAGTACTTCGGCTTCTGCTGCAGCTTCTAGCGCAACTTCTGCTTCTACTAGTGCTTCTACAGCAACTACACAAGCTGGTATAGCAACAACACAAGCGTCTAATGCTTCTGCAAGTGCTGCAGCAGCAGCAGCTTCCGCTGCTTCAACGCTTTTTAGAACATCTACCACAGGATCATTAATCACTCCTACTGGTACAACAGCACAGAGAGATGTTTCTGCTCTTGCTGGTTATTTTAGATTTAACAGCACAAACACTCAATTTGAAGGCTATAATGGGACAACATGGTCTGGAGTTGGTGGTGCTAGTGGTGGTGGTGGTAATCCAATTATGTACGAAAACGACATTACGATTAGCGTGGATTACACCATTACGACAAACAAAAATGCCATGAGCGCAGGCCCATTGACGCTTAATTCGGGAATAACTGTAACCGTTCCAAGTGGTAGCACTTGGGTGGTTCTATAAGGAGTATGTATGGGAGTTAAACTCGTCTCAGCAAGTGCAGGGTCTGTCGAGATTGTTGCACCTACAACTGCGTCAAACTTTACCGCTACGATGCCTGCCGTTACGGGTAATGTTGTAATTGATTCAGCAACACAGACGTTAACAAATAAAAGCATTGTTGCAACTCAGTTAACAGGTATTGTGGCGGTTGCAAACGGCGGTACTGGGGCAACATCAGTATCAGGGACGTATACCCCGACACTAACGGGGGTTACAAATATTCAAGCACTAACTGCATTTGTATGCCAATATGTGCAACTTGGAGATGTTGTTACTGTTTCTGGCCAAATAAATCTTGACCCAACTTCAACGGGTGACACCGCTTTTGGTATTTCTTTACCTGTTGCATCTAATTTTGCGTCAAGAACACAATGCGGTGGTATTTTAACAACTGGCGAATCTGTTGGTGGCCCAATGTCTGCTTTTGGTATTTATGCAGACGCAACAAACGATAGAGCCGCCGTTTACGGAAATGTTTTATTTACTGCAAACACAGCAACTTCATTTATCTTTAGTTATAAGGTAATTTAATATGTACAAACTAACAAATTCAACAAGTATTCTTCGCATAGAAGATTTTGCATTTATACCTCAAGACCCACAAAATCCAGACTACAAAGTTTATCTTCAATGGCTTTCAAAAGGAAACACGCCGCAATCTGCTAATCCAGTTTCAACACCAACTTACCAAGAACTCCGCAAAGCCGCATACCCATCAATTCCTGACCAACTTGATTTGCTGTACCACGGTGGCATGGACGCATGGAAAGCCGCAATTACGGCAGTTAAAGAGGAGTTTCCAAAATGAGTGTATCAATCAACGGCACAACGGGTTTAGTATTTAACGATGCGTCAACGCAAGCAACTGCCGCAACAGGCTTTGGGTTCAAGAACCGCATTATTAATGGTGCTCAAGTTATTAACCAGCGAGGCGCAACAGTAACAACGGCGTCAACCTATGTTACAGACCGCTGGCAAGTTGACAACCTCACCACATCTGGTGCTGTTTCGTTTGCTCAAAATTCGACTGCGCCTGCGGGTTTTACAAATTCATTAAAAATTACTGTAACAACAGCCGATGCCGCTGTTGCAGCCTCAGACATTGTGGAATTTAGGCATTGGATTGAAGGATACAACACGGCTGACTTTAGCTTTGGTAGCGCTAGCGCTGGAACTTTTACGGTTTCGTTTTGGGTAAATTCTAGTGTTACGGGAACTTATGGAGTTTCATTTAGAAATTCTGCCTCTGATCGCATTTATGTTTCAACATACACAGTAAATGCTGCAAACACTTGGGAACAAAAAACAATTACTGTTGCGGGTGACACAACAGGCACATGGTTAACAGACAATGGTCGTGGTTTGGGCATTGCATTTTGCGTAATGGGCGGTTCAAATTTTCAAGGAACGGCTGGTGCTTGGGGCGCTACAAACAACCGCACTACTAGCGCACAAGCAAACTTGCTTGCCACCATAAGCAACACCTTCTACATCACAGGCGTTCAACTAGAAAAAGGCAGTACCGCAACATCGTTTGATTACAGGCCTTATGGTACTGAGTTAGCTTTGTGTCAGCGATATCTGCCAGCTTTTGTTTCTTCATCTACAACTTCAACTTTACCCTTT